TAAGATCGCCTAGCATCTTTGCAAAATCAGGTTCATCAACCATAACTTCTGATACGTCGGCTGCTTTTTCTAGAGTTTCGGCAGAAGCGTCTACTACTGCATCTGCAGGAGCTTCTTCAACAGCTGGTGCTTCCTCTGCGGGAGCAACTGCTGCTGTGTCTTCTACGGTTGCTTCTGGTGCTACTGCATCTTCTGCAACTACGTTTTCTGTGTTATCTGACACTTCTTTACCTCCTTCTATGTCTGCCTGTTTTGCAATTTGTGTTTCAGGCGTCGACAATCTTGACTTTTTATGTAAATCAAGAATCTTATCTATTTCTTTTGCTTTGTTAACATCGTTTGACTCTACCCATCCGATCAATGTTGCAGGCTTACCTGTAACTGGGGAATCATATGATGACTCTGTGGAAATGAATACTGAATCAGATTCGTTACAATAAAAAATATTTTCTGTTACGATATCCGCTGCCATTCCTTTAAATACTAGCTGACCGTTCATCTTAGATATTGAGAGTATGTTGCAAAGTTCGTTTGCTGGTGAATCTACAATTGACAATTCCATTAGAGAATAGTCTTTAATAAATCTTACAGTCTTACCTGTTGCCTTATTAACTTCATTATCTGATTCAATAATCTTTCCGCCAATAGAGAAACCTGCGAGAGTTCCATCTAAAACTTTTTCCCATGTATCTTGAGCACCCTTTGAGATGTATGCATCTACATAAACTCCGTTATAGAATTCTTTTGATGCTGGATCGTAATAAGTTTCTGGTTTGAAAGAAACAATCTTGCCTACTGCAACTGGTTGATGCATCTCACGAAGATTTCCACGGAAATTTTCAAATGCTTTAATGCTTGCTTCAGAGGTGACTACATCACCAGTCTGGTCAACATTATCAAGTGTTGCAAATCCTGAGACTGTGCGTTTTTCACGGTTTACTTTGGTAAATGGCACGGATAACGTGATGTTATCGCCATGCGAAGACCAAAGAGATTTCTCAATATTCATATGCTTAATTTTATAACGTTATTGTATATAAGGCAAATAATCAGTTGAGTAGGGTTAGTCGACTTGTCTTCCGTCGCCCTGAGCATTTCGGCCTTCTCCAGAAATATCTGGGGAATTTGCGGAACGTTCAGAATCTCTAGTTCTGGTTTTCCCTGCCTGTGCTCTTTGCTCTGCTGCTGCCTGTGGTTTTAATTCAACGACTTTATCTCCGCCGTCTAATGGGACCATACCCATTCTAATTCTTACCTCATTAGGGGTAATTACCTGCATCCTTAAATATCGCTCATCAATCTTTGACTGGGTATCTTCATCGGTCAAAGTTAGCTCATTAAATTTAAGGAGTAGGGCGTCGGTCATTTCCTCAATAATTTTATTTAATTTCTTTTCTAAATTCATTTGGGCTGGACGACATACTTGCTCTCTAAATGTTTTATCGGCATCTCTTGCAACTGCTAAATTAACTCCTTCTGGAGTTCCGATCTTATTAATTGGGACACGATGAGATAATAGAATTTCATCTCTATTAGATTTACGATATACGTTAAATGAAGACTCTTGAGTTCCTGCCTCAATTGGCTCCATCTTAAATTCAACTTTTGAGTCTGGTGAATCTGGTGGAAGTGGAATATAAAGAGATCTATGGTTCTTACCTCTTAGACCCACCTGGAAAAACTCGAGCAATTTACGCTCAGACTCTGTTGATAATTTAGCGCCCTTTACGGTAATGATATATCTTGGAACCGCCTTGTTCTCAAAGTAGTCGAGGTTATACTTTCCAGCAAACTCGTTTCCAGCCATAGCATTTGATGATGCTACGATATCGGGAATGCCATAGTAGTTATTTGTTGGTGTGTATTTCTTTAGATGAATAATTTCATTTGGTCTATCTAATCCGCCTGCAATTGGGTTCTCTGTTTCTTGATCTCCGAAGTTGCGGAAGTATACTGCCTTGCCATACAGCAATTGAATGAAGCCGTCACGAAGACGACGCACACGCATTGTCTTTGCAGGGATATGTCCGATATATCCAATTCTTCCAGCAGATGTTCTGCCGATTTCAATATATCCATTTCCTGTTGCCTCAACATCTGTGTAGGCTTTAATTAATGTTTCTGTAAATGTTTCTTCTTCGTTGCATTGTTCTAGCCAATCATATAAATCTTGGCGAAGTCTATTTAGCTTTCTACGAGCACGTTCTAATGCTTTCTCATCTGTAATATTATCAAATGCCTCGTTTGTTTTTCTTGTCTCAATAAAATCGTGACCAAGTCCTACGATGTTTGAAACCTTAGCATTAATTGCTGCATAGTTATATGGAGAAATTTCGTAGATAGTTGAAAGGTAGTCCAAATTATAAGGTGGCTCGATAAGATCGAACATGGCATAGCCAGTAATTGCTTGTGCTAATAAATTTTGCTGTGTCTCAGTTCCTTCAATACCTTGAAAACGCTTTTGCAATTCTCTACTCATCTTACGACGGAATGCAGGACTTAGTCCTGATATTTTTGTAAGGTCTTCTCCGCTTACTTTAAATAGGTCTGTACTTGTCTGCTCTCTTGGAGTATTAAATTTCATCCAGTCGGCAACATTAGATATTGCTATTTCTTGTGAGTTATCATCTTCTTCGTATTGAATCATTACTGTCCCTCTGCCCTCAAGTTTTTCATTTCGTCTTTATAATTTCCAATATCTAAAGGATCTGGAACTAATCCCCATCTAAGTCTTTGTTCTTGTTCTGCGTACTCTTCGTCTGTAATCTTGCGTCGAGCTGAAAGAAATTTAGGCCCGCCTTCATATATACCGTATGAGCGAACTTCTCTAGCCAAAGCATCGATTCTGGATCTATTTCCTTTTTTGGACGTGATCGAAAGAAAGTTACCATCATCGTCTCCAATCCATCTGCCGTCTGGCATTTCCCAGACATAGATGCCTAGGGCTGATTCTTCTTGCAGAATCTTAGTATTTGCTTTACCGATATCCATAGAAGTTTATTTTACCACTCTTTAAGGTCTAAGTCCAGCTTTTTGTCAAGGTGCATGACAAAATTATATACTTTGCAGTACCACCCAGTCATTATTATAGTAATCTGTGTCTAATTCTGTCAGGGTCATGGCATTTTCTGTAATAGATTCGACTGGCTTACCACAATAAAGCTCAAAATGAGTTTCAACTTTTGATGCCGTTAATTCAGAATCATAGGTTGCAATATTCTTATATAGGTTACTTGGACCACCTATAGACTCGTAATTTAATTGCAGGGTCCCAGTTACTGGGGTATTAAATACTATTACGATATGATGTGGCTCTTCTTCAATTAAATATGAACTAATGTTTGTTTGATTAGTTACATCTATATTGTTGACATATATCTTGGCTATATTGGCCTTAGAAACCACTCCAGAGCCGTTCCAGGCCAGTCTGGTAGCAGAAGGATTGGAAGCATAGAAAAGGGTGTTAGCGGCCAACGTAAGCGGTGTAAAGAGCATTTCTACGGACTTCACAGATGTAGATGAATTTAAATTAAATCCTGCTGCATTTTTAGCTCGAATTCCATTCATGTAATGGCGGGATAAAACTGGATAATTTAAAGATCCTAAATAATAATCAGTAGAGGAGGTTATTTTATCTCCAAAGTTATCTGAATATATAGTTCTATCAGCATAGAAAGTTATACAGAAGAATGATAGTTTTGGTAGATATTTACTGGCATCTGTAGTAGACATTGTAATTTTAATATAGACATTGCCAGATGAATTAAATGAGTCTTTTGTATATTGAGGCAAGGGTTGTCCATTTGTACATTGAGCATAAGTAATTCCATCTACGCTTGATTCTACTGTTATTCCTAGATCATTCCGCCACTCAATTTTTGAAGTAGTAAGTCCTATTTGTGAAGGGATAAAAAAGTAGTCATTTATTACAAAAGATTTTGACTGTACTGTATCTGTTTTATAAAAAGTAATATATCTTTTAGTTGAATCATAATATGTATTGTCGTCTACAAAGTCAGACCATGGCTTGCTGGCTGGATATGAATAATCCATTACCGCTTTTATGTTTGCGTCTGTGCCAGTAAATAATATTCCTTTATCTGGATAAACGACATTGATTGCAGAATTTGTAATATTGCCATCTACATAATGACTTCTAATTGATTCTGGTTGTAGGCCATATCTGTATACTGCTGGAGCATCTACTGTAAATGTATCTCCAGAAACAGTTGTTGGACCAACCTGTAGTCCAAGTGTGGTGTTTGTAAATTTAAAATTTGATAGGGATTTTGAATCAACAACAAATGAGTCTATATAAAGACTTATAGAACCTACTGAATAAACTCCAACTATGTGTAAAGACTTCTTGCTATATGTAACGCAATATCTAACCGACTCTGTATCTGATACTTTAAATACTATATCGCCGTTTTCCCAGAATAATCCTATATCATTTGTAGAATCTGCAAAAAGTGGGGTTTCTGAAGAAGACTCAATTGATGGATATACCCATGCTTCCATTGTAAAGTCATTATCTGAAGTATATGCAGTTGCAAAACCTGCTCCTACTGTTGCCCCATAATAATCTTTAGTAACAGGTACAGTTATAT